AGCAGGTGATCCTGCAGAAACAACAAACCTATACTTTAGTGCTCCATACGCAGAAACAGACTTTAGTGCAGCAAATGGATCAGGCGTAATAAATGTAGGTTTCCCTGTCGTAGCAATAAAGCCCTTTAGAGATGCGTTATACATTTTTGGTAGCAATAACATCCGTAAACTTATTGGTAATAATATATCTAACTTTGTTTTAGAAACAGTTACTGATGATTTAGGATGCCTAGCTACAGACAGCGTTATAGAAATAGGTGGTGACTTACTCTTCTTATCACAGGATGGTTTACGTCCAGTGTCAGGTACAGATAAGATTGGTGACGTTAACCTAGAAACTGTATCAAAAGACATTCAGTCTATCTTTACAGACATTGTGTTTGACATTGACCTTGACACACTCAACGCTGTAGTAATCAGACAGAAAACACAGTTTAGATACTTCTTTGGTGCAGCAGACTCTCAGGGTGTCATTGGCGGCTTTAGACAAACACCCAATGGATTACAGTTTGAATATAGCCAGATGCTAGGTATTACGGCTACTTGTTCTGATAGTGGTTACATAGGACAGAATGAATTTGTAATACACGGTGACAGTACAGGTAAAGTACACAGGCAAGAGCAAGGTAATAGCTTTGCAGGTACAGACATATTTAGTTTATTTCAAACGCCATTCTTTCATATGCAAGATCCAGAACAACGTAAAATATTTTACACAGTAGCTACGTACTTACGTTCTGAAGGTGACAATTCAATAGTTATGTCGGCTGTGTATGATTATGAAGATGTAGATACTCTTAACCCAACAAACTTTAATTTATCTACAAAAGGCGCAGCAGCTTATTACAACGAAGCTATATACAACAGCACCGCAATATTTAATGGTAATCCATCACCAGTACAAAGAACTAATATATCAGGATCAGGTAAATCAGCATCTTTCAGATATGTAACTAATGACTCAGATGCGTCACACAGTATACAAGGCTTAGTGATTACATTTGGGGTAGGAGACAGGTTATAACATGGCAGGTTATTCAAGACAATCAGCAGCCGATATTATCGCTAATGCGGTTATTAAAGCTGCACCAGTAAACGCAGAGTATAACGCTATACGAGATGCGTTTGCTTTATCGGGTGGGCATAAACATGATGGCAGTTCTACTGAGGGAGCGTATGTACCTCTTATAGCTGACACGGATGCTTTAAATAAAGTAGTAATAGACACATCTAATAATCGCATAGGATTTTTTAGTGAGGTATCATCTGCTGCAGTAGAGCAAGTACGAATACAAGATGGTGCTATTGTCCCTGTAACTGACAATGATATAGACCTTGGTACATCTAGTTTAGAGTTTAAAGATTTATATGTAGATGGTATAGGTTATATAGACACTGTACAAATACACGAAAATGCTACCATTACTGGCAACCTTACTGTAAATGGAAACACTACTCTTGGTGATGCAGATTCAGACACTGTTACTGTTACTGCTGATGTTGCCTCTCCTCTTATCCCTTCTGCTGATAATACACATGATCTTGGTGCGGTAGGTTCTGAGTGGCGTAATCTTTATGTTACTGGAACTGCTAACATAGATGCTCTTGTAGCTGACACTGCTGATATAAATGGTGGTACAGTTGATGGTGCAGCTATTGGTGGTAACAGTGCTTCTACAGGTAGTTTTACTACAATAGGTTCTTCTGGTTTAGCCACATTAAACTCACTTACAGTAACAGGTGCTACTGCTCTTAATGGTGGTCTTACTATGGACACCAACAAGTTTACTGTCGCAGATACGAGTGGTAATACTGCAATAGCAGGTACATTAGATGTTACAGGTCAAACAACTGTTGCTGACTTTACAGCTACAGGAACCACTGTGTTACCTGCTACATCTTTTGGTGATAACAATATTACTAATGTAGGTGATATTGCATTAGATAGTATTAGTGCAGATGGTAGTACAATTACTATTACAGGTAATACTACTTTTGCTGATGGTTCTTTTGATTTTGATATAGCTTCTCATGATGGTACAAATGGTCTTGCACTTGGCGGTACTGTAGTAACAGCTAGTGCAGCAGAGCTAAATAAACTAGATGGTGTAACTGCAACAACTAATGAATTAAACATATTAGACGGTGATACTTCAGCTAGTTCAGTAACTTTAGCAGATGCAGATCGTTTTGTAGTAAACGATGATGGCACAATGAAACAGGTTGCAGCTTCAGCTATCTCTACTTATGTAGGAAGTTCTATTACATCATTATCAAATCTTACTACTACAGGTGCTCTTAACTCTGGTTCTATTACATCTGGCTTTGGCACTATCGACACTGGTTCTAGTACAATTACGACTACAGGAGCCATTACAGGTGGTAGTCTTGTAATATCAGATGGTGGTAATATAGGCTCATCTAGTGATACAGATGCAATATCAATTGCTTCTGGTGGTAATGTTACTATGAGTCAAAATTTAACTGTTACAGGAGATTTAACAGTTAGCGGTACAACTACTACGGTAAACAGCACTACAGTTACAATAGATGATCCTGTTTTTACTATTGGAGGTGATACAGCCCCTGGATCAGATGACAACAAAGATCGTGGTATAGAATTTAGATACCATACAGGTTCTGCTGCTAAAGTAGGATTTTTTGGTTTTGATGACAGTGCAGGTAAATTTACATTTATACCAGATGCAACAAATAATAGTGAGGTTTTTTCAGGCACAGCAGGAACGATTGTAGCCAATCTTGAGGGTGCTGTTACAGGAAATGCTTTAACTGCTACAGCATTAGCAACTGCAAGAAATATAGCAGGTCAATCTTTTGATGGCACTGGTAATATATCTATTGCCCCTACAGATTTAACAGGGGTAAACTCTACTGCTGCTGAATTAAATATTATGGATGGTGACACTTCTGCTACGTCAACTACACTTGCAGATGCAGATAGAGTTGTTGTTAATGATGATGGCACTATGGTTCAAGTAGCCCTTACTGATTTTGAGACATATTTTGAAGGAGCTTTAGACACCCTTAGTAACGTAACAACGGTAGGTGCTCTTAATGCAGGTAGCATAACAAGTGGTTTTGGAGCTATAGACAATGGCTCTAGTGCAATTACTACAACAGGCACTATAACTTACGGTAGTTTATCTGATGGTGCAATTACAGTCACAGCTTTTGTTGATGAAGATAACATGGCATCCAATAGTGCTACACTTATTCCCACACAGCAGTCTGTAAAAGCTTACGTAGACACTACAGCAGGTCAAGCTAATAACGTTACAGGACTTACAGCTACAGGCACAGAGCTAAACACTGTTGCAGATGCATCAGGTGTAAGCATAGACACATCAACAGCAGTAGCAGCCAATGATGCATTATTGTTGTATGATAACTCAGGTTCATCTATAGGATACTTTGATGTAGATTTACTTGACACATATTTTTCAGCTACAACAAAAACATTAACAAATAAAACTCTTACATCTCCTACTATTACCACTCCTACTGTAACTGGTCTTCACCTTAACGACTCAGGTTTTACTGTAGAGGGTTCTAGTGAAGATGGTAATGATACTACAGTTAGTTTTACAAACCCAACTGCTGCTAGAACAATTACAATGCCTAATGAAACAGGTATTGTATTATTAAAAGATAGTGCTACAGGTTCTGTACAGTTACCTGCAGGAACTACAGCACAAAGAACAGGTTCTGCTGCAAATGGTATGCTTCGTTATAATAGTACGGATGATGCATTTGAAGGTTATGCAGGAGGTGCTTGGGGTGCTATTGGTGGTGGTGGAGACTCACAGACAGCTTCTACATCAAGCACTGCACAGACAGCTATTTCAACGTACACAGCCTCTTCATCATTAGGTATTGAGATTACTGTTATAGCTACAGATACAGTGGCTACAGAAAGAACAATAACAAAGCTGCTTGTAACACACGATGGGTCAACAGCAGTAGCTACACAGTACGGTGAGGTAAACACTGCAACTGCTATGGCTAGTTATGATGTAGACATAAACAGTGGTAACGTAAGATTGCTTGCAACAGCAGCATCATCAAATGCAACTAACTTTACGGTTAATGCAGTTATACTAGCGTAATAGAAAGCCAAGTGGAGAGTGAAGCGTGGCAAACGATAAAGACTTTAAAGTAGGTACAAGCATAAAACCCAAAAGATATCTTGAAACTTTAGGTACTATTGTAAATACTTCTGGCAGTGTAGATACTTTAAACTTATCTACTGGTTCAGTATTTAACTATACACCAACTGGAAGTAAAGAAATACAAATAAGTAACCCTGCAGCATCGGGTACAAACTCTGGTGCTACTTTATTACTTGCAGGTTCTGTTGCAAGCTCTTTTGATCTTGCTAATACTGTTGATGATAATGTATCACTCGCTATTACTGAAGGAGATTTAAGAAGCCTTACAATGTCTAATAGTGGTACTAAGTTATACATAGGTAGTGCAACCAATAATTCTATATATCAGTATTCTCTTAGTACAGCATATGATGCTACAACTGCTACATATGACAGTGTTTCTTTTAATCATTCTTCTCAAGCCACAAATTTTCAAGGTTTAGCTTTAAAACCTGATGGTACAAAAATGTTTGGTGCAACGGCTTCCAATATGTATCAATATAGTTTAAGTACACCTTTTAATGTCAGTACCGCAAGTTATGACTCTGTTAGTTTTTCTCATGGACGTACTACTGCAGAAATGGTTTTTAAACCAGATGGTACAAGATTTTTTATTGTTGATTCATCTTCTGATGATATTAGACAGTTTGATTTATCTTCAGCTTGGGATTTATCTACTGCCAGTTATAACAACGTTCTTTTTGGCCTTAGTAACCAAGATTCAAAACCATTTGGTGTAGCTTTTAATAATGACGGTACAAAAATGTTTATATTGGGTGATACAAATACCTCAATATTTCAATATTCATTAAGCACAGCTTGGACTGTATCTTCAGCATCTTACGATAGTGTTAGTTTTAATTATGGTTCTGCAGTTGAGTCAAGTGTTTTTTTTAATGACAATGGCACAAAAATGTTTATAGCCGAAGAAGGTGGTGATGAAGATATTCGTAGATTTACTGTTGGTTCTGCAAGCACTATAACATACCATAGTAGTATAAAATTTTCAGGAGGCACAGCCCCTACTTCTCCTGAAATTGGTGAAACAGATGTAATTACATTTGATACAACAGATGGTGGTACAACTTACCTTGCATCTCATGCAATAGATGGAGCTAAGTAATGGCTAACGATAAAGATTTTGTTGTAAGTAAAGATGTAGAGATTGGTAAAGATAGTAAAGTTACTATTGGCACTATATCAAATAATGCTGTTGATTTATCTACAGGTAACTTTTTTACACATACACCTGCAGGTGCAGTTACTTACACATTTAATAATCCAGGTGCAGTACAAACATTTCAAATGAAACTTACTGGTGGAGCTTCAGCAGCAATTACTTGGCCTAACTCAGTAAAATATGAAGGTGGTACAGCACCTGTTGCACCTGGAAATGGTGAAATAGATACGCTAACATTTACGACAGATGACGGTGGTACGACTTATATTGGTGTACTAACTGGTCACAATTTAAGCTAATACTGGAGAGTGAAAGTATATGGCTACGACTAACTTTAAAATAAAAAATGGATTGTTATCTAAAAGATACTTGCAAAGTAAATCTGCTGCTACCGTTATAGGTACAGGAATGTCGTCTCTTATTTTGCAGACTACTGGTGAAAATAGCAATTGGGTACAAAAAACAACAGATATTTCTGCATATGGTGGGACTACCGTAAGACCAGTATATCATTACGATATGATTGCAACTGTATTTACAGCAGACCTGCAATTAGATAATATTGTTGTAGGTGATGAAACTTATAATTTTAACAGTAATGCTACAGGTTGGCAAACTACCACTACAGACACATCTATAGGAAATTATGACTCTGCAAGTTTTACTAATGTTGCAACAGGTACAACTGCAGGAAGAGTAAATAGAGACTCAGGGGGAACTCCTTCTAATAACACAGGAGCTACTACAGATGCAGATGGATCTGGAACTGGTCATTATTTATATTTTGAAACATCAAGTCCTGCTAACAGTGCAAATTATGATTTTCTTCTTAGAGGACCAGAAGTAACATTACCAAGTAATCCTACTTGGACTTGGTTTGAAAATAGAACAGGTGCAAGTATGGGTAATCTTAATGCTTATCTCTATGTATCTGCAGGTACTGCTGCAACTTTAGATTTAAGTCAAGGAAGTTATTTTACACTTTCATTATCATCAGCAGTAACAGCATCTTTTTCAAATCCACCTGCTACAGGTCAAGCCTACTCTTTTGCTTTAGAGGTAACAACTTCAGGAGATTATGCAATTACTTGGCCTACATCTATAAAGTGGGAGGGTGGTAGTGCTCCTGCTAATACAGCATCAGGAGCAACAGATTTGTACACATTTATTACAATAGATGGTGGTACTACATACTTCGGTAAAAAAGCTTTAACAGGAGTATCATAATGTCACTTAGTAAAATGATAATGGGTCAATCTGGAAATCAAGGTTCAGGTCTACGTTTAGATGTAGACGAGGTGTTCAGCATCGATTTGTTTGCTGCAGTATCTGGTGATAGAGTTATAACTAATGGCATTGATCTATCTGGTGAAGGTGGAATGGTGTGGAATAAATGTAGAAATGTTAGTAGTACTGATTGGTATTTTGGAGACACTGCGAGAGGTGTTAATTCTTTACTGCGAGGAAATACTACTGCCGCTGAACAGACAATTAGCAATGTTTGGACTTTTGCAAATAATGGAGTTACTTTAAAAAGTAGCATTTATCCGTCAAGTCAAGAGGGAGTAAATTACAGTTTTCGCAAAGCTAAAAAGTTCTTTGACATTGTGACTTATACTGGGACGGGAGGTTCTAGAACACTTAACCACAATTTGGGTTCCACACCTGGCATGATAATTGTTAAAGACTATTCTAATGCAGGGGAAAACTGGACAGTTTATCATAGAGGCATTAATGTTAATGGAGATAACGCCCCAGAAACAGATGGCATTTATCTTAACACAACAGGTGCGGCAGGTGATGAATCAGGCTTCTGGAACGATACTGCTCCAACATCTACACAGTTTACTGTAGGTGGTAATTTAAATAGTAGTTTTGGTGGTGGTGCTAATTACGTAGCCTATTTATTCGCACACAACGATGGTGACGGTACGTTCGGCCCTGATGCTGATCAAGATATTATCAAGTGTGGGAGTTATACTGGCAATGGTAATAGCAATGGGCCAAGTGTTAATCTAGGATTTGAGCCTCAGTGGGTAATGGTAAAAAATTTAGATACCAACGGATATGGTTGGATTATATCCGATGATATGAGAGGTTTTAATGTAACAGATACTGTAAATTTAAATGCTAGTGAATCTGCTAGTGAAACTCAGGCAGACATTGGTCATTGGGCTAAACCCACACAGACAGGATTTACATTAACTAGCACTAGTATTTCATC